CCCATTTAGGGACTCAAAGGCTCTCCCCGTGCGTGTTCACGCCCGGGCGCTCACCGTACCTCTAAGAGATACGTGGAGTTAAAGTATTCTCACCTAAGTAAGAATACCCAAGAGTCAATATAATTTGAGACCCGAGTACTGCGCGTCAAAGCGCAGCGCCCATCGAGGTAGCCGTTAGGCAACCTTGACTTCCGCACCAAATACCTCGTTTTGAACGGTCGAGGTACGTAGACTAGGTGCGGGCCCCTGGGAGTAAGGTAGCCTCCGACCGCTAGCATCATGGCGTAGTGCTCATTTCTGAGCACCCTACCCTGCTGTTTAACGGCTAAGTGCTTAAACCTTCTCTCAACCTGTGTGGTCCTGACACCAGAGGTGTCAGAATACCATTCAGGTACGAAGTGCAAAGGTCCGGGGATAAGTTGCTTAAGGAAGGTAAGAGTACGATCAAAGATCAACTCGTGTCTTCCACAATAATCAAGAACTTGATTAATGGCAACATAAACTTCAGAGGGACTGTCCAAGGATTTAACGTAAAACGGCGTTACATTATAGCCGTTAAAGTAATCCCCACCGCAGGATTCTCTGAAGGGACCTTCGAGGCAGGATTTCTCTATATTTATAAGAAATCCCGAGTCCTCTATTACTTTGATCAGGTCGCTTGCTTCGTTCTTGGTGCAGACAATGTCGTCACCAAAGACACCGCAAGTTTTCCAGTCTATGTAATTGACAGGACCGCCCCTACGCAAGCGCACAGCGTAAAGCAGTGCAACGAACAGTAGTGTCATCAAGGGGAAGGTAAAACCGTTACCCATGGTAGACATCATGTTCAACTTCACTAAATCGCCGTCCGGTAACTCAGTTTGAGGGGATCTAATCCTCAGCATGAATAAGGACAGCTGGTCAGGAAGCAGCTTGCGGCATAGACTAATCAGAATCAGATCAGAGGCGCTCTTCATATCAATAGTGACAAGGTCACCAGAGATACTACCGGCGCGGGCTAGGGTTTTATTCCTATCCTGTTGTGATCTGATGTCGAGACCAATAGACCTAAGCACCTTTTCGATATACACCCCTACAGCAAGCTGCAGGGCCATATTACCGGAAGGTTCGATAGCTATTGTACGATTAGTCTCTTCGTTTTTAGGAACCGTTGATAGACGTGAGCCGCTCACCAAAGACGTGGCCTTATTCGTCGCAGCATCATTACTGCGCATATAAAGGTTTAGTTGTCTGAGGCTTCTAACAAGCGGTTCAGCAGCGACAGTACACGACATCGGTTGACATAGCTTCTCGGCAGTGTGAGTCCCCTGTACACCGTTAGATGCACCTGGGCCAAAACGCCACTCTGATACTATGTGAGATACGTCAAAAGGAACTTGAATGAGCTCCTCGTCAAACCTCTTGTTATACCGTTCGAACGCCTGTTCTATGAACAGCCGAGCGTTATGTACAATAAAAGAGTCTGTGACGACAGCCTTAGTGCCTGCCAGGGCGTTGACTTCCTTAAAGGAAGAGATAGCCTTGGCAGCTAATGCTGGGTCTCTAGAGATGAACTTTTTACGGAACCTCTCACGCAACCTTTGAAGTGTGAATTGCAGCTCTGGGTCCTTACGGACAGCAAGGCTGTATTCAATGTCGTCTATGAGTGACTGAGAAAATCTCTCGAACTTGTCCAAAGGATAACTCCGTATTGGATGTCACTGGTTGTCAATTACGAACTAATTAGTTCGCTGAAGAGCCTTGAGTTTGTCCTTGTGGGACATCCTCGCAGGTGAGCTTTACCTTCACGGCGTTTTCTACCTTCTCGATTGCCTGTCGCGATACGGTCACAATTAATGTGACCGCCGTGACAAGGGCAACAATGAGAAGAACGCCTTTGACGATATCGCTCATCTTTAAAGCACACCGGTCAGAACAGTGTCGGCGATCCCTGAGCTTTGCGCCCAGAGTGTGCCGATATGTGCTGAAATCATGGCTTTGATCTCTTCGGGCTCGTACGTGTCAGTTCCGGCAGGACAATCGATGATCGTGGTTACACGAGCCACCTGTGTCTGCTGGTTGACATACGGAACAGCGCCCTTACGGGTGATGAACTTGTACGAGTTGACAGGTACCTGTTTGACAATCCCTGTTACGGGGTTGATCGATGGCAACACCTTCAACTGCGGAGGACGGAAAAACGTCAAGGTGAACGGCTTCGACACAGAGTTGAAGTCGACACCCGTCTGCGTTCCACCCAGAGCAGTGACCGCATACTGTTTCCCGTTGATATTCGGGGCAACGTCTACGGCGATGGTGTAGGTCGGGGTCGTGAGACCCGTGACCGATGCGCCGGTAACCGGCGAGGAGGGAGCAAAAGACATAGAAAGTCCTTTAGAGCCACGGGCACCCTACGGAATGTAGGTTAGCGGCGTGGAGTCAGTGAAGAGGGATTAACCTTTAAAACTGACAAAAGATTGAGGAGTTTCGGGATCGCGTAGGCGCCCACGGCGTCAAAGCTTTTAAAGCTAAGACCGACGTGGGGCAGCGTAGCGAGAACCTGACGGTCCATCTCTAAATAAGTCATGGAAGAAACACCGCCGTAATCAGAAACAATGAAAACATTGTTAGGATTATTTGGCAGCACTTCTAGCTTAGCAGAGTGGTTAAACGTCACCTCGAGCTTTCGGGTTAATGATAGATAAACTAAGTTACCAGGAGGACAGTAAAACATGTCCTCCAGGTAAGAGCCGACATTTACGAAGTAATCTGCCATCCAGGAAAACGCAGTCAGTTCCCACAAGGTTTGTGGGATATTCTGAAGGTTGATCCCTAGGTGGTCGAAAACAGTATAGTCGTTGGCCGACCGAAGTTTTGAATAAAATGACCCGATATAGCTATAGGAGAGTGTGTAGGCCGCTGCCCCTTGGCTTTTATATCTGCACCCAAAGGGTGCATACATATTAAAGTTTCCGGGGTCGTAGCTTAGCATTCCCTTTGAGGACGCCTTTCCTTTGATCCTATAACTGGAATCCTGGCGAGCAATGAAGTTAGCGATGGCTTTACCTGCCTCGTTAATATCATGGACCATCGGAGAAATTCCGAAGTTCCAAGCTAGCCAAGAATCCTGCATAAGACGAATGGATCGGCGGGTTCGCCCTTTCCGAAGTTCAACCAACGATTGCAAGAACTGATAGGTGAAGCTAGTGGCTTGATGGATTAATCCATGAAGTTCCTTGGCTTCAGCTAGAGGTGCCATCGTATTGGCCACACCAGACTGGCTACGCAAGTTCTTCTTAAGACGCTCCAATGCGGTATTTTGCACGGAGCTATCGAAAGAATTCGGTACGACAGCTTGACCGATAGTACAAAGGTTGTAGGCAAAGCCTTCAATCTTGTAGTTTGCGGTAAGTCCAGATGGCAGAGTTTTCGACTGACTCACGAACATCGCAGGTGTAATAGACCACACTTTGCGGCTGTACGGAGAGCCAGCTTCTACTCTTTTGATAATTCTGTCTTTCCACTGGGGGTTTGTTTGACCCACTCGCGAGTTTACAGCACCGCCAACAGGCACAACCATACCACGCTCGTCGGTTGAAACGATCGTCCCGGAAGCCCGGGAGTCACGAATATCGACATAATGAGCTTGATAATATTGTGCAGGTGAGGTGATGTTCACTTTGAGTTTTCCGTGGAAGACAAGGTAGTCGGATGGCTACCCAGACGGAGGGGCG